GTTATTCTTGAGCAGTTGCTCCGTGAGCGCTTTTTTGTAGCTCTCCAAAGCCTGCTCATATGCGGCGAGGGTCTTTTCTGTGCTCTCCTCGTCAGAGCCGATCAGGTTATCCACGATATCAACAGGGAGTTTCTTTTCAGAGAGCTTCTTGATCGCCAGATTCTTCAGGGCTTCCTTTTTTCGAGCCGCCGATTCTTCGTTGAGCCGGGCTTCCAACTCCCTGATCTTCTTCTGTTCTGGCGTCTCTTGCGGATTTACTTTCGCGATTTCTTCATCCACCAGTTTCTTGAGGTTGTTTGCCTTCCAGGTCTCAAGGCCCTTAGTGTGAAAGGAATCGCGATAGCTTTTCAGCACGTCGTTCTTCTCGACAAACTCACCCACATTGTCTTTTGTGACGGTTGCCAACGGGTTGAATTTGGTCGTAAATTCCTTGACTTCTGGTGCTTCGAGGTTCTTGCCTATCAGTTCCAACGCTTCCTTGAGTTCCATATATATCTCCTGTCCCTCCGAGTGCCATATGCCCTCAGAGTGTTGTATTGTTTAGTTTCTTTTGCCTCTTCCATTCACTGTATGTTATGTAGTCGCTTATTCCCTTGCCTTGAATCATTCTCGTTCGAGGTTCGCTACCTTCAAACACGAAGATCGTCGTGCAACGACAGCTGATGTCTTCAGACGCGATCCCGAACATTCCCGGGGCCCGCGTCTTCAAACCTCGAATGTGAAAGTATCCGTCCTTGTCTTCTATCTGGCCATCAAGTTCTCGGTGAGTATCGCGAGTCTTATTATCGAGTGTAGACACCCACATTCTCTTGGCTTCTACACCCTTCTCCTGCATCTTCTGCATGGCTTCGAGCTGGGCCTCTTCCTTGCATCTATGACTCTCGGTCCATATGATTCTGGTAGCTTTGACATAGTTGTTCTCAAGCGCTCTCTTGAGCCGGTCCGCGGTCTTGAAGTAACTCTCGCCTTTGATGAGACCCTGTGTGACTTCCTGCCGGATACTCCAGAGAATCTCCTGCCGGTTCTTCTCGAGAACCTCATTTAGTGTGAGGCCCGAGACTGGATTCTGAATAGCCTTCTTGATGTAGTCTTTCGGGAGCTGATACCATCTGAGGTTGATTCCTGTCGCCTGTTCTGCTATCCAGCCCATGCGATTGTATCCTTCTGAATAGACTTCAGAGAGTAGAGTCTGGACCTCTCTCGCCTGAGTACGCGAGAGTTCGAGAATCGCTGCGTCGAGATCTTTCTGCATCTTTCTCAACCTGTCGTATTTCTGCATCTCGGCCAGCGTGAGCTTGCCGCTTCTTGAGAAAGTCTTGTAGTATTTTTCGAGCTGCTCTTTCGTGGCTTTGAGCGATTCGCGATAGGCTTTCTCAAGTTCTTTGAGCTGACGTTTCGTGAATCCGTCGTACCATCGCTCGAAGTCGTCGAAAGCGCCCTTAGTTGTTAGCGCCATCTTCCTCATCCTCTTCGAGGTTCACAGGCGGGTAGTAGTTCATCTGCTTCTCTCTCTGCTCGTCCATCATGTCAATCACAGCCTTCGGATCGTCAATGAAGGAAGCTAGACCGTACAATATCTCGTCAGGGATGATCCCTTTGAGTGTAGCAAGAACTTGGGCGTCTTTCTCCAGACTGATGGGGAGGTTTCGGGTAAACCTCTGAGTGATATTCAGCCAGTCAAGGTTGAATGCCGGGGCCGAGGCCAAGACCTTGAACATTCTCTGGTTGCTCGCCGAGAATTGCCGTTCAGCTGTGATACACTTGTTCTCAAGGCTGAGGAGCTTGTACTTTCTCGACTCGCCCGAGATGTCGCTGGTGAATTCTTTGTCGGCGAAGTTGACAGACTTGGAGAATCTGAGAATGTTGGCTTCGAGGCGATTGAGGTGTGAATCCACGGCTTCGATGTTGATGTTCTTCTCGATGAAGGCCATGTCGGCGCCTTCTGGGAGGTTGAAGGCACCTGTCCTGAGCGCTTCCGTGATGACTTCTTTCGTCACTTCTGCGCCGAGAACTTTCATATACGCCAGTCTCCATTGCTCAAGCTCAGAGTCGAGATCTGACTCTTTCCGGTCGTAAGCGTCTATGAGGGTGAGAACCTTTTCGGCGTCACCCAGGCGCTCAAGGTTGTTCGGATACTCGATCAAAGGAACATAACTGAAGAAGTGAGTCTGTGGGTTCATTTTTTCCGTATCATCCAGGACATAGCCATTTTCAGTCTTGATGTAGTATGTAACCTTCTCCTTGTCGTACCATTCAACGCGCTCGCGAGTCTCCGTTGAACCATCAGGTTTGACATACTCCATATCGTAGTATCTGAGAGCGAACTGGACCTCGTCGATCGAGCGGTCCATCACCCAGATGCATTCCCAGGGCCAGATGTTCATAGCGCGGATCTTCGCCTCGGTGTCGACATACAGAAGTCTCGCGGCTGTGCCACAGATCGTGGCCAGCTTCACGGTTTCCGAGTCGAGAAGTTCAAGCCGGTTTCTCAACTCGAAGTCCTCGAAGTCTTTTGAGTTCGTCTCGTACACTACCGGGATCCCCATGAAGTACCCGACCTTCGTGTCGATGATCTCCGAGAAGAAGTCGTTGTTCAGCTTGTTATTTATCTTCGTGTCATCCGTGACCGAATATGAACGTGTGAATATAGGAACTCCGGCCTCAGACGCTTTATATCTCTCATACAGGCTCTTCATCGTCTCGTGTCTGCCGCTGTGTTCGTCTATGAGATCCGTGATTATCTGTGAAGTTACTTCGCCGTTGATTCGTATGAGTTCGCGTATAGTATTAAGGTTCATGTTTTACCTCCACGCCGAGTATCCGGCTGTGATTTTTCTCGGTCTCGTGAAGATCCCGTACCTGAGAGCGTCCATACAATGGTCGTTTTCTTTCAGTGGCTTATCTTCACCACGTTCGGCCGCCTTGTCATCCCAGGCGTAACCGTAGAACTCTTTGATTGTCTCTTTACAGGAAGAATGAATCTTGATGTAACCTTTATCCAACTTGTTGGCCACGGTGCGAATTCCATCGAGAACATCGTTTTTGGCCTGAGTAACTTTGAAGCCATGTTGCTGAAGTTCCACAATGAAAGAAGCCGCGGAGGGATCAACTATGATCTCCGTGGTTCGCTTCTCAAATTCGTTCTTCTGGAGAAAGACTTCGAGATCTTCTCGATACTGGGTGTCGGTCTTCTGTTTCCCTGTCTCTCTCCCTGAATGGTAGTATTCCGAGAGAATGAAGGTATCTTCTCCAGCGTCGCCCATCGCCAGAAAGACCGTGGGATTCCCGGTCCCGTAGTCGCAGGCGACGTACTTTCGACTCAGAGAGCCCGGAAGGCTTGCCACCACGTGTTTCTCCTCCGAGAACATATCGTAGATGATCCCCTCTGCTATGACCCACTGACCGAGAATGAACCTGCGATACCACATACCCGAGTAAGCTTGTTTCAGTTCTTCCTTGTATCTTTCATCCAGGGTGAGGTTGTCCTCGAGGTTGAAGTGCCAGTGACGATAGCCCTTCGTTCCTGCCTGGTCGATATATTCCTTCTTGATGAAGTGGTTTGGGTTATCTGGGTTCGTGGTCCAGATAGCTTTCGCGCCAGGCAGGGACATTCTGTTGATCGCCTGCTTGATGAACGTCTCGTGATGAAGTGTGACTTCGTCTGCGTACCACCCAGCGATTGTCATTCCTCGGATTGCTTCTTCCGAAGTAACCTTGTCGGCTCCACGACAGTAACAGACTTTGTCACCAGCTCCAGAATGAAAGATTAACTGCGGACCACCTTTTGGTGACTTCTGATATGTAGCCCTGCGGTCTCCAACAATTTTAACCAAATCTTTAACCACGTTTCGGTACAGCGAGTCCGTGGATTCGCCACTCATGAGAAACTGATCGTATGGATTCGTGAGGACGAAGTACAGCCATGCCACGTTGGCGGCGATAGTCTTTCCAGATCTGACGGACCCCTCAAGAATATTGATGAAAGAATCGAAGCCATCTATAACATCAAGCTGTTTTGAGCTGAATGGTTTCCAGTCGTAACTCATCGTCTGCGACTCTCCAGGATCGCGTCCGCGAGTTTCAGGAGCGGGTCATCTTTGCCGTCGACGGTCTCAAAACCTTCCATCTCGTCTTTCATAGCCTTGAGATAGTCCAGAAGGAGTTTGTCATCATTCTCTATGAGTCGCTTTATCTTCGTGCCAATTAAGTTGACACGCGAGGCTTTTGATGCAAAGGGTAGATTGTTTAAACTTGTTTGCATTTCCTTCTTGATCTCGTTGATTTCGTCTTTGTGTGTGTATATATAGCTGCTGCAAGTATTTTGGTTGTATTTCACCCCAAACTCATCTAACAATTTTTCGCAGATAACACGAGCGGGTAAATCCAATGCAGCCCACATCTTAACCATCCCATAGGGGACAGGCTTCTCTCGGTTTTTTGTGGAATTTTGTGGTTTTTCACTCATTGGAATCACCTCACTTTCAAAGCCTTCTTTATCAATTCCAGCAGCAGCTCACGGTTGGATTGATTGACGATTATCTCCGTCTTTGACCTTCCCTCACCTATAACAATTCTCGTACTCTGCATCTTGTTTGATCCTTCGATTCACAAACCTTCGCACACACTTCCACGAGCAAAAATCCAGCCCGTCGAGTTTATGCCAGTGGTGGGTCATTCTTGCCGTCTTTCCGCATTCGTCGCATTGTATGGCTTGACTCAAAATGACCTCCAAATAAAAGGGAGAGAGCTTAGTCTCTCCCTGCTATAATCAAGTTGTGTTTGTTCTACCTTGCCCCTGCTAACGTTGCCGCGTTGGTAGGGGTTTTAGCCAATAAAGTAAAATTGCTTCTTTTGAAAAACACCATTCCACCCTTGCTCATCTTTGAACCGTCATACTCGTGGTGTATAGGCAAAGAACTCAGATTGGCAGCAAGAATATCACCCGTGTTTTCCTCGCAAACCACCAGCCAGACTTCACAGCCTGTTATTTTAGCCACTTCCAGATAACTAAGATAATGTCTTTTGGGGATTCCATGTACATAATCCCCGCTGCTTCTATGAAGAACTGCCGCCGCCTTTGACTTTACTTCTATCCATCTTCGTTCCCCGCCTTTTGAAACGTCCAGATCTGGAATAACGTATTCCATTAAAACCCCTTGAAGTTTCGGCGCTTTGTTATTTTCTTCTCCCGAATAGTCATAACTTGGAATTACGTAATTGCCACGTTTTTTCAAGAACGCCGACACTTTTAGTTCCCAGCTATGCCCCATTTTATAGAGTTCGCTGTCCTTAAAATTTGTCTGATTCTGCGCCATAAATGTCAAACCCTTCGCGTTTTTCTCTTGCAAATATCTCTAGCCTTTTTCCGGGGCAAAGGTTTCTAACCAGCTCATAGAACTCGTCGGGTTTCCTGCTGTGTTCGCGTGTTGAGGCATTAAGAACGGTTGTTTCGTTAGTAAGGTTTATCATCGGTTTGCCCTTCACGGCGAGAATACAATGCTCAGTTTTTCCGCGCAGCCAATCTCCTAGCCCCATTCTGTCTTTAACCCAAGTGAGTATCGTTTTTGGGGTCAAACCCCAAGCATCAAGCACATGAAATGATTCGTGCATAAAAGCATTGGTCGTCCAAAGCCAGACTATACAATCATCATTCATTGGCAACTTCATCTTGCAGAGTTCTTCAGTTGTCATTGTTGGATAAGGGCAACGCCCTCTATGGGTAATATCGTTATTCCGTTTCTCATATTGCCACGGAGGATCTATAACTATTACTCCATATTTCCCTTCCATAGGTGCAAGAGATTCAATTACTTCTTTCGCTTTGCTGATTTCAGCTTCTATTTTTTCAGCCTTTTCAATCTGCTTGACTTTCTTATAAGCCTCGTTAATACTCATCTCACCAGCCCTGAGCTTTGTTTTAACGTCGTCCGGTGCTTTCTTGGCTATCTTTTCGATGCGTGAGATTGTGTCATGCGAGACTCCGGCGAGTTTGGATAACTCTTTACGTGTATCAATCACTTCCGCAGAATTCTGCGAAAGTGTTTTTCCAGGAGCAGTGCCGCCATGAAATTGCTGATTCTCTTTCGCCTTTGCCGCTATCAACGGCTTGAGTTTCAACATAAGTTCACCACGAACGAATATAGGCAAGTTTCTGCGGCTGAATTGGTTCTCAATTATCCAGACTTTTGCAGCATCCTTGTCTGGAAATTTTTTCTCAATAGTCTTGAACTCTATGCCGTATTCTTTGCAAATCTCATACCTGTTGTGGCCGTCAACGATTACACCGTTCCAGACTATAAGTGCATCTCGACATCCTTCTTCAATCAAGCTCTTCTCAAGCCCTGAGTATTCATCAGGTGAAAGTGGCGGGATTAGTTCCTTAAATTCCTGTTCAACAATTAAATCCATGCTCATGCTC